AAAAGGGTTTTCGTTTTTTGAAACTTTTTTTTTAAAATCATTTTTGGACATTTTTTTATGTCCAATTTCGAAAATTAAAAAAAAGTTTCAAAATTTTAGTTTCTCTTCCATTTTTTGTCTTTTTAAATTTGCATTTTATCCTCAAAAATCGGGTTTCTATATTTGAAAACTAAATTATAGTATTTCGAGGAACTTTGTTTTATGATGTTTCGGTGAAATGGAGCAGCACAGTTTGTTTCATTTATTATTTTGAAATGCGCGCAATGATCCATGAACAACAGGTGAGAATTTGAAAATATACCGTGTTTGAGGTCTCCAATATGAGCCACCTGAGCGCCATGCAGTGGGGTGATATGATTACAATCGGAGACATTAGAAAGCTATTCAGCTGAAACATTAGAGTGCTGTACGCGCAAAAGTAAATGTACAATCTGGATGTATAATGATGCACTAGATTGCACATTATAAAGTATACAATTATGTTTATGAAAACGCTATTGTAGACGGATGTTGCTGCGCGTTTTATGAATTCTGTCATTTTTTCAAAAGGCGCAATTTGTTTACCGGTTTGTTTGTTTGTCTGATCTGATGATATGATGATGCTAAGTAATCGAAATCTAATATTTTTAATTTCAATTTTTATTATAAAAAATATTTTAAACCCTTGAAGATTTAAAGTGGGACAAATTAATAATAATATGTTTTTATTATATGAATGACACATAAAAGTGAAGATTATAAAATATCTGCTGTTAAATACTACTTGAAGAATAAAGATAATATTAGAAAAACTTGTAAGATATTTGATTGTAAGAAATCTACATTACACAGATGGATAAAAAGATACGAAACTTCCAAAAATCTTACAAGGCGAAACAGAAAACCAATATCTTATAAAATTACTAAACCCCAAGTGAAAACTGCGTTGGAATTATTGAAACAAAACGAACAACATGATGCTATTGATAGAGTAAAACCTGAAAATTATAAAAATTATTTTCAACATGCTTACGGATTAGATGAAAGTATAGAATTCATTCGAAAACCATCTACACTAAAAAGAAAATTAAAAAATTATAAGTAATATACTTAAAAATTGTTTGCATATGTTAAGTATATTTATTATGCCTATGAGATTGAAAAGTGAGTTGTATAAAAAAGAGCAGGAACAAGTGATAGATAAAATTATATCCATATTAGATTTACAAAATAAAAACACATATACACTTTACGAGTTGGATACAAACAAAGACATTCAAAACAAAATAATGGAACTCATACCAGAAATAAGAAAATGGTTTTCATTTAACTCATTAAAGGCAGTCGGAGAACCGAGTAGAATAAAAAGACCATGGTTATCCATAATAAAACATTTATTGAAGACAAAATTCAGCATAGAAAGTAAGGATTTTCAATTCACCGAAAATGGACGGCGTATTCGAACGCATGTTTATAGTTTTACTAATGTTTAACTTTTGTGTTTTGATTTACTTCTCGTAAGATTACAAGTTTGACACAGCATTCTTAATTTTGCGTGTTTATAGTGATAATCATTCCATTCATTTTCGAAATTACAATCTACTTTTAAAAAACATCTTCTATGTGTATCATCACTCGTATCTTCGAATGTATTAGGTATATTATATTGTTTGCTTTCCATAATATTTATAAAAGTAAGTGCTAATTCTTCAAAATGTATAATGTGATCCACGTGTAATTTATCAGTGCTGGAACATAATACACATTTTTGTTCGTTGCATTTTCTAAAATCTGATATTTGTGAATCGACACTACTTCTCATAGCAGACATTAACTCACTTTTATTTGATTTTGGTTTTCCGGTTATTGCTATTTTCCACGATATATCATTCTCAGTTTTATCTGTATTGATAATAATAAGTTTCAGTGCTGTTATATTTAATTTATCTTTCATTATTTTTATCCTACACATATTTTGTGTTTTTTTAATATAATCAGGATGTCGTTTTAATATTTCAATTAGTGTAATGTAATGAGATGGGTGTTTATTTTCGATGTCATCACATATGCCAATAACATCATATATAAGATTTTTTACGAACGTTTCAAACTCGCCTTGTGTTTTATATGTTTTATTTAAAAATGTTATTGGATTTCGAGGCATGTGTATTCCGTATTATAATTAAATTATAATTTATATTTATATAGTTTCAATTTAATGTTCGTTAAATTACTTAAAAATAAAATGTTTAGGAATAGTATAAGGATGGAAATTCAAGAAAAACCACCTGATGACTTTTTCAAAGGAATTAAACTTTCTCTGAAAAGTGTTTTGAAACATCCAGATATAAATACACCAAAAATAACAAATGCAGTGATTATGTGTAATAAAATAGTGATTAATGTATTACTCTTTATGAAATTGTATTTGCTCGATTACTATGAAACATACAATACTTTACCTGTTATAGATAAGGTATTTGTGAATTCGTGTATGAAAATTATGTGTAATGAGAAACCGCAAGGAAGACCACCAAAGAAAGAAATAAAAGAACTCAAAGATAGATTAACCACTTTTTACAAAAGTGATTTTGAACCACTTATACAAAACGAACCACTTGAATATACTCATATGAATACTATTTTGGATTATTTAACAACTGATATTATTACGATGTATGAGAACAACATAAAAAACCATTTTGTTGAATATGTTGAACGATATGTGAATGTGGTTTGGAAAAAGAAGTTTATTATCAGTAAAATAAGGAAACTGAATATTACCAAGAAAGAAAAGGACACAAAAATAAATAACCTATGCAACCAGTTAAGAAAACTCAAAAACGATTTACTGAATGTGGAAACAACCCAATACAAATCTCACATTTCTTATCATACATGGATTAATCTACAAAGGCAGATAATTATACCGGTTAAAACATTCAAGAAAAATCTATATTATGATTTGATGTGTAGCCCTATGGACTATTTTCCTTGTATGATTGCTATGATGAAACAAGTTGAAAAGGAAGAACAAACAACTTGTAATGTGTTTCCCATGCGTAATGAAATAATACCCAAACATATAAGATTAGACACAACAACATTAGTGCAACTTCTTTTCACAAAAAAACAGGGAAACAAATGTGATTATTTAACCGAAGGAAATTTGAAACGAAACGAAGATAAAATATGGGAATTCTTTTTTAGAACTGAACGAATGTGTTTTCATAAAAAATATTATAAGTTTCATCACATGATAGAAACAGATGGAATTAGTTGTTCTTTGTTATTACTTCGTAAGGACTTGGTAGGAAAGAAATTACCGATGATGAAAAAAGGAGTGAATAATGAAAAATATATCGACGAACTAACCGATTATACACAATTACAAAATAAGAAAATAGTCGCGATAGACCCGGGTAAATGTGACTTGATTTATTGTGTAGATGCGGATAATAAAGACGCAAACCAGTTTAGATACTCACAAGACCAGCGAAGAAAAGAAACCAAGCAAAAGAAGTATTCAAAAATACAACTTGAATTGAAAAGGGAAAAGATACAAGGCAAAACAATAATAGAATGGGAAACTGAATTATCTAAATTCAATCGTAAATCACTTAACATAACAAAATTTAATGAATATATCCAAAAGAAGAGTGAAATTAATAGTTTGTTATTTGCGTTTTATGAAACATATATTTTTAGAAAATTACGATTACAAAGTTATAGAAACACCAAGAAAAGCGAACAAAAAATGTTAAATAATTTCAAACGCATTTTTGGTGATGAAAAAGAGGTTGTTGTCTGTTTTGGCGATTACGAACAAAAACAACATATGAAATACAAAGAAGCAACCAAAGGAAAAGGAATGCGAACCTTGTTTAGAAAAGCAGGATTTCAAACATATCTTGTAGATGAATTTAGAACCAGTTGCAAATGTTCCAAATGTGAAGGAGGTAATTGTATAAAAACGATGGTTAGAAAAAATCCCAGACCATATAGAACCGGAAACGTTATTGTCCATGGACTGCTTTGTTGTAAAAACGGATGCGGTTATTGGAATAGAGACGTGAATGGTGCAACAAATATCTATAAGATTGCTTATAATGCGATAAATAATAAAGGAAGACCGAATTATTTATCCAGAAGCAAGAATTCCTCAACTGGTTTTGACGAACCAGTAAAACCAAAATTTACACGCCTTGAAATAGGCAAACCTTGTTGATTTTTTGTGGGTTTTGTCCCATTTTAAATCTTCAAGGGTGTAAAAACAATTGATTTTTTTACAAATTGATTTTTTTTATTTTAATATTTATATTTTTAGTTTTCACACGGCAAGTCAAATCGTTTGTCATGTCGTCGTCGTGGGCTTCCGCCCTAAAAAAAGCTAGACCCGCTGCTACTCCTGTCGCTAATCCAAATCCAAACGATGCTTTACAAAAAGAAGAGAAAAAAGAATCAAAAGAAAAAACTGCCGAACAAGTGGAACAGGAAACACTTGAACAAAATTTGCGCCCGACATTCACAAGCTTGATCCGACCTGGTGCTCCTGTCGCCGCGCCAATCTTCAGCAAGTCGTCTGATTTGAATAAATGGGACTGGAATGAAGAAACGAAAAATCGCCAATACTCGGATCAGGTCTATCATGAAAAAGTGGCCGCATGGGAAGAAAAAACCAGCTGGCATCCCGTTCCCAAGATGGATTCCATGACAAAAGAACAAGAAGAAATGGGATTTTTCCAACTTCAAAATGGCGATTACGGCTATTTGTGTCCATACAATTCAACCGAAACAAGAGAAGAATTTCTGGAATTCTTGCAACGACTGATGTACAATCGCGCGCAACAACTGTGCGTTTGCAAAACGGTCGGAGAATTTGAAAATGTCTACTTGGATGCCGTGAAACTAGAGTATGGATTGTCGTGGAAATGGCAATTAGGAAATGGACGCGGCGGCGTAAACGAAGCTCTTTGGGCGCTTTCGGTCAAAGCAAACCTGTTTCCTGGAAAACAAGTGAAACCTCTTAGAACGCCGACCGAAGCAGAAGAAGCGCCAAAACGATACAATGTTCGCGGTGTGCAGCGCGGCGAAGTTGGTATTTGCGGAGTCAAAAACATTAAAAAGCTCGGAAACTCGGCACCCATTCGATGGTACATTTCTCCAACCGAAATGCGAAACATGAAGAAATTCGAGTTTTGTTTTGAAACGAACCCGAGACATTTTGATGACGATGGCATTGAGCAGTGGTGGTCTGATGAAGCATATGGGATCGATTGGTAAATTGCGTGCGGTTTTGTTGATTTGTTGGTTTATGTATATTAGTTAAATGGTATTATTGTTTTCCAATTTTAAATTTTCAAGGATGTGTAAGTAAATATATAAAAAATAAAAATATATAAAAAGATAACCCTATATTTTTTTATCAGTCAATAATAATATTGTTATAAATGTCATCCGCATCAGCATCTGGATCAAATGGATCAGAGACAAAAGACCAGCTCGTAAAACACGTGAAGGGTTGGATTCAAATGGATAACGAAATTAAAGAGTTTCAAAAAGAAATTAAAGAGAGAAAAGATAAAAAAAAAGAAATTACAGATAAACTGCTCCATATTATGAAGGATAATGAAATTGATTGTTTTGACATCAACGGAGGACAACTCATCTATTCAAAAACCAAAGTGAAGGCGCCGCTTAATAAAAATAACCTGATGAGCGCCTTGCTTTCATTTTACAAGGAAGATGCAGGTCAGGCGGAAAAACTTTCAACATTTTTAATGGAAACAAGAGAAGAGAAAATTAAAGAATCGATCCGTAGAAAAAAGATGTAATTAATGTATTTATTTTTTATAATTTTATTATAATTATAATGTTGAAATCATAATTATATTAGTGTTAAAATCATAATAAAATTATACTATATTAATATAATAAGTAGTGTGATTGATACAAGTTTTTTTTAAAAAAATAAATAAAATGTTGCCCGGATTTTCTTCGAAAAATAATAATTCATTTGGTTTGAGTAGTGGTGGAAAAAAATCGAAACAAAAAAAACGGTTGTCAGAGAATGACGAAGACGATAACATGAGTGATTTACTTTTAAACTATAATTTAGAAAAAATGAATGAAGGCGAATATGATTTCAATCATTGCGATATTCATCGAGATACATATCCATTTGCATCAAAACTTTCAAAAAATTCAGATTCGTTATTTGATATTGCAAATGTTCCTAGTTCAGAACCTTCTTCATATGATAATGACGATGCTCGCGATGATCATGATAATGATGTTGATAATGATGTTTATCAAATTAGTTTATGCATTTATCAAATCAACACGTCGTGCGAACTTCCATTTCTTGAATTTCTCATGGTCAGACACCAACAACCACAAGAAAAACAGCAACAGCAACAGAACGGGAAAAAGAAAGTATTTGAATTTCCCAGCTTTAGTTATGTTTCATCGAAACGAAAAAGCGTTTTGCAGAATGCAGAAGAGCATGTTTCAGAAATATTGTCTTCACACAAGAATCGTAACAATGAAGATTCTAATGATGATGATGTGGTTAAATTTAGAGGATTTTTTAATAATGTTTCAAAAAATGATCCGAAAAGTAAAAAAAACATTTATTTATTTTTTCAAAAATATTTTAAAAAACTAAAATATCCGCCGCAACTTTCAAAACATGATGACGTGTGGTGGATTGTAACGAGCGAAATTGTGAATTTTAAAAAGGTAACATACATGGACATTGATTATGCAGCGTATAACTTATTTATCAAAAATCCAGAAATTATGCACCTGTATGATTGTAAAGGTCGGCTTTTAGAAACACCAACCGTATGTTATTATGGCGATGAATTTCAAAAAATAAAATATTTGGCATTTTTTGGATTACTTAAAGCTCCGGTTAAAAGTTCTTTTGGACCATTTTATGTTGCCACTAATTTTTTATCTTCTATGAAGTATGCGTGTTATACTCACAACCAACAACCATTCGAACTTTATGATGGAGAAAAGATAACCTCCGGGGAATATGGAAAATATAAAGAAGGGGGGGTTCTACGAATGATATTGTTTATTGGCAAAATGAAAGTTTTTTTAAAAAAAGATCCTCCCGACGATTCTCAAATTTCGCAGGAACTTGCAAAAACAGATGAATCCATAAATAAATTGATGGCACTTCGCGACTCAAACGGAAACTGGACAGAACAATACGACACGGCATATAGCGGATTATATTTCGTGTCTCTTCAGAATGAAGGGGGTGATATGAATGGTGGATCAAAAAAAGACAACACTGTTGCAGTAAATACGGTGGAATGGTTTTTTAAAAATTATAATCATTCAGCCGTTATTTCTTATCACAATATAGATACAACTAGCATTCCTGGAAAATATGATGTTGATTATACAGATTATAAACTAAAATAAAAATATAAAATATAAATAATAATAATTAAAATATAATAATATAATAAATATTACAAAATATATAAATGGCATCTTTAAAAATAAAACTAATTGTTGTCTTTGCCGCAATTGCATTTGATTATGTTATAACCACGATTATGAACTTTTTAGCAATTGACCCAAGTTTATATGGAAATTATTTAACATTTTGGAACGCGCTCGTTATATTTTGGATCGTTTTACCTTCACATGTGGACTCGCCTCTTAATGGAATGTAAGTACGATATAAACACGGTAATTGAATGCTTGAATGCGACATGGTAATTTAATTAACATAATGCCGCCACCGCCGTGTAATGAATTATTTTATTATTTTAATTAAAATAATAAAATAATATTCATATAAGTTATAATAATATAAATTATTTATAGAATAAGAATGAGTGATATAAAAAAAATGACGAATAATGAAAATGTTATTTTTTATAACAATGATTTAGAACAATTGCTGGCACAATCTGCGGAAGAATGTGAAAGTTTGGGAATTTTGCATCTTGCATCCTATGAAAAGTACAACAAGTTGTCAAACATTATTAACATTCCTGTTATTATATTGAGTAGCGGAATTGGATTTATAACTGGTATCGACTTGAATTATGATAAAATGAATATTATTCTCGGTATTGGAAGCGTTTTTGTAGGAATTATAAAGTCGATTGATTCCTATTTTCAACTTGGTAAACGTTCCGAATCTCACCGAATGTGTGCTCTTCAGTACACGCAAATAAATAAAAAAATACAAATAGAACTTTCATTATGCCGAGAACAGCGCCAAACCGCCAAAGATATGCTTTCAATTATTAAAACAGACATAAAAAATTTACAAGATATAAGTCCCGTAATTGATCAAGAAATTATACGCGAATATAACTTGAAATATGGAAAATATAAAAATGTGAAGAAACCCAATTTTGTAAACGGTTTAACGGTAGTAAAAGTTAATTCTAATTCATTGGAACAAGAGCTTGCGGCGGTGGCATCTTTATCTCATTCGGTTAGAAGCGGGGGGGGTAGCAGGGCTATGAGTGTTATGGGAGATGATCTCCATAATCAAGACAACATAAATTATTTCAATAATAATGCTCCTCTTGATTTTCCAGTAAATATATTCAATTCATTTCCGAATTCGAATGTAAATCAGAATTCGAATTCTAAACAGCAATCTCCCAATATAACATACATGCAAACTCCAAATAAACAAATCGGAGCGTCGGCTCAACTTATGTATACACCAACAACACAATTGTCACAAAATGTTAATCAAGGTAAAAGTTCCAAAGCGCAAACGCCAATTTCTTCATCTCCATTAACAAAATTTACATTACAAGATCCAAATAATTCAAATACTAATGTTATTATGTCGTCGGCCTCATCGTCGACGCCGCCGTCAAAATTATCAACACCGCAGTTACTATCATCATTTCATAATGGATCGCCAAATTCAATTATAAATAATAATAACGCGAATGAAATGAGTTTTGTGATTAGTATTCCTGATGAAGATAATGAAAATGATAACAATGATAACAATTATAATAACCCGTCGTCGTCGTCTCCCACCAATTCACAGATTGGCAATATGTAATTTAATAAAAACGCTTGAATAATGTTTTTACTGAATAATTCTTAGAACTTTTATTTTTGAATTTATCAAGATCTAGATGTGCATAATATTGGGTATAAACATCTTTTGTTAGATCGAAATCTTCAACGGATTCGTACTGATTATAAAGCATCAAATACACATATTTTTGACCCACCGCATAAGGATACGGAACAGCATTATTTCCCACTGGTGAATAATATTTTTGAATAACGTCTCCATCCTTGGTGGTAAATGAACGAATTCCGTCGCCAATGTACGTATACTTGTCTTTACCCGTTTGTAAAAGAATGGTGTTCCCTCTTCCGCTTCCCTTTTTCAAGTCATAGTCCGGATCGTTTAATTCATTGTCTCCTACAAAAATTCTGCTATATTTTGTTTCCAATATCTTACCCTGTATTTCATAATCATTTGTTTCTTCGTCATAATGTTGATTATAAATATCCGCATGGCTCCCATAATCAAATACTAGAAAAGGTATTCCACCATTATCTATAATTTCATAAATATGCTTTGGTTTCGTTTTTTCATCCTTTGCAATACCCGGCGGTATGCACTTCAAAAATTTTGAAACATTTACAGGGGCAAAAACTGATTTCTTATATGCATATTTGTAAAATGGAGCAGATGAACGGTTCAATTTTGTCGAACAGCTCGAATGATTTGTTCTAGAAGTTTTTTTTATGGTTTTATTTATCGCTTTTGTCGCTTTTGTCGCTTTTGTCGCTTTTGTCGCTTTTGTCGCTTTTGTCGCTTTTACCCATTTATATATTCCATTTTTATCGGATTTTGATGTATACACCCCACCATCATTTCCGTTCATTTGTTTACCTGGACAATCTGTTGCAGAATAAGGGGGAGAGCCGCGTAAACGATATTTTTTAGTTTTCAATTTAATACATTTTATCATTATCGTATATACTAAATAAATAATATTATTAATAAATTTTATAAGTCAAATTATACATTAATTATTTATTATTGATTTAAAATTTATTATAAAATTGAAAAAGGTTATAATAATAATTTACATTTAAACAACTTTACTCATTCGCTAAATCAATAGATCAATCAATACAACACAATATAATAACATGGAACGTAGAATCGGATCAAAAATTGATACATATATTATCGAGTTTAAAGACGCAATTTCATCAAAAATAAGAGAGGAACTTGGAGCCGCAGCCGCTGCTAATACTGTTTCAACGCAAGGTGGCTCTAATGTCGCAATCGAACAACTCTGTAAGAAGTTGACATCATTTGTATATGAATATGATAAACTTAAACTCGCAAAAGATGATTTTATGAAACGCAAACGTGTTAAAAATACGGTTCCAATTCAACAACGCTGTCTTGCCAAGCGCGCGAATGGAGAACAGTGCACCCGAAAAAAAAAGGAAGGATGCGACTATTGTGGAACGCACACAAAGGGTGTGCCGTGTAGTATTATGGATAAAAATGATGGTGATGCACCAAAAATGAATCAGGAAAGTGTGAATATTTGGGTTCAAAACATTAAAGGAATTGAATACTTTATTGATGGTTCAAACAATGTTTACAAACACGAAGATGTTATCAATAACTCCACAAATCCGCGCATTATTGCAAAATACGTCAAAACCGATACTGGCGGTGCACATTCGATTTCCTTCTTGTAATGTAATAAGTTATAGGTTAATTTCAAGTGTCTAGCTAGATAACAAACAATTCATTTTATAATTTTTATAATTTAATAAAAAATATATGATTTTTTATTAAAAAATTGATAATATTATTATCAACACCTATAATTTTTACCGCCCATTATGACTACTACTACTACTACTACTACTACAATCAACAAGACAACCAAAATTGAAATTCCCGTTGAAATCAATATTAAAGATGGGCGCGGTGCATACGCAGCATCGTTGCAAATGATACTTCGTCATGTTGCTGATTTTCACATTACGGTTGTCGACATCATTTCTGAAAAATTTAATATCCCAGTTGATGAGATTATGAATACGATTACATCCGATTCAAGGTATAGCGATATGCTTGTGAGTCCGGACATCCATCGTTTGAGTTCTATAAAGGATACTGATACAAAGGATACTGATACAAAGGATACTGATACAAATGATAAAAAGCCAAAAATAAATAAAAATCCAGCAGTCCAAAAAAAAATAAAAATAAAACCAAAATCCATTGATTAAACTTCTCTTGACATTTCTGGAATTAAAATTTTTTTTATAAAAAAATAATTTTTAATTTTTACACATTTGAATGATTATTGGCACTTTTAACAATACGAGTTCCCTCTTAATATGATCTGTTTGCAACGCATTAAATAAAGGATTATTTAAAAATACATTTTCATAAATGAAATCAAAACCTTCGGGGGTTTTATTTATATTACCAAATTCATCAACATATTTTTCAATGTCGACGTTGTAAACCTCATTGTATGAATGTAAAAAACACACAAATGCTTTTTTCGTTTTACAAGATGGGTGTTCGTGAAAGAGTGCACCAATTCCGCGCATAGTATCGCGTTCATAATTTTCTTTTTGACATTTTTCAATTCGCACAACTTGATTCATGTGAATGTCGATAAGTGTATTAAAATTATCGATTTCTTCATCGGTATTCGTTATATATGTTTTTTCCATATCACAGATTTCATTATAAATGTATTGCCTTCGTTGTGTTCCACTCGTCTTATACACTTGAAATGCGGCCGCGTCAAATGCGTCAACCCACTTTTCTAATGCATTATTATTATATACATGTGAATTTGATACTTGTTGTTGTCTATTCATTTTTTGTGCCAAAGTACTAATAATAAATAATTATTTAATAATTCGCTAAACTAATTATTATATGAAATACGCTTTAAGTGTTGTTCACAAATTATGTAAATTAAACATATTAATTATATTAATTATATTAACAATTATTTTTTCCGCTAATTCATTCACACGTGATCTCACCCACCCTTATGGTTACTTTTCTGAATTTGTTAATTTTTTCTGGATTATGCGAAGCGGGATTGGCTACTTTATACTTATAAAAAAATAAATATAAAATTTTAATTTAATAAATTAAATTATTCTAAAAAAAGCTTCCTTGTACAACTTCGTTTGCAGCAACTGGGACAAATTCATCAACCATACCTGGAGGCATACCGGGTGTCATCGATGGCCCTATGAGTGATGCTCCTATAAGCGGATTGTTTTGCTGTGCGTACATGGCATTGAAATCGGGTGAGCGCTGTGTCGAAAGTTGAGGAAGAGGAGGGCCACCGCCACCTTGTCCAGAAAGCGGTTGAGTGACTCGAACTTGTCCCTCTTTCTTGTTTTTGTATCCTTCTTTCATGCTTGAGTTTCCATCAACCATGTCCTCGGTTCGCTCGATAAGAATGAGCGTTTTTGCGCCAAGTTTGTGTTTAGACATGGAAATAAAAATAAAGAGGAGAATAAGAATAAGTTGAATAACGCTAAAGTCCCCATACTTCAACCCGCTATATGTCGGAAAATAGCATATAATCCGGTGAATGAAATAAAATGAAAAGAGAATGAAAAATAATTGTCCAAACATTTCTGCTAAAATAACAAGGGAGCCCTTTTCTTCATCAACTTCCGGAATGTAATAATGATTCACATATAAAACAATAATTACAGGTATAATTGCCATAACCGTGTATTGGGCAATATTCAAAAGTACGGACTGTTCATAGTCCCCCATTTTGAAAACATATTTAAAAAATCCTTCTGTTTTTTTCGTAGAATCGGAAATTGCATCTTCAACATCTTCCATTTTTAATAAAATATTCTATATGTTTTATAAACAGAAATAAAAATAAAAAAAAATGAATTAATTTATTTTTTAATTAATAAAAATATTAATTTATTTTCTTATATCATTTTAATAACAACAATAAATTAATTAAATTAATTCATTATAACTAACTATAATCAAATGTGTTTCAACTCAACTACATCTCTGGTTGCTTTTATTGTTAGTGTGGCATGTTCTATATATTTATATGTTAATGGAATAAATAATAGTAACAACTGCGATATATTTTTTTCAGCAGTTGTTTTTTTAATTGGATGTATGCAGTTAATTGAATATTTTTTATGGGAAAATCAAGATTGTAATAGTATCCTTAATCATAATTTTTCATTGCTTATAATGGTTTTATTAACTTTGCAGGGTATTGTTTCGTGTATTGTTTATTATCGCCTCTATCCAACAAATAGATACTTTAATAAAACTTTTGTAATGTTTTATCTATTCATCTATTTTTGTTTTTTTATTTACATGATGAATTATTTGAAAAATTTTAAATTATGTTCTACACCGTCGAGTAAATCTTGCAGATTAAAATGGGCGCCGTATGATGTGTTGGCCAAAAATAATATGCCAATGTTGGTGATTCATCTTGCATTATATGCGGCTGCTGGAATTATTGTAGGCATTGAAATATTAAATAATAATTTAACAGATGTGTTTAAATATAAAATGAGATACGCGGTTTTACCAGTCGTCTTTTCATTATCGATTTTGTATGTTGTTTTTAAAGAAATAAATTTATCTATAAAACTATTTAATAATCCATTATTTTTTCTAGAGTATGCGGATGTGTTTGGTTCCGTATTTTGTTTCTCGGCGGTTTTACTTGGAATTATAAGCGTCTTACACATATAAGTAACATTTTAAATATATATGAAAATCGATATAAAATTAAAAACACCAAATAGTATAAAACATGTTGCGAAAAGTAATCAAAAAAACGTTACCAGATGCCAGTAATAATTCGGAAGAAGAGCAATATTTGGACCTAGTTCGAGATATTATAACAGACGGAACAATGGAATGCGGTCGAAACGGAAATACAAAATGTATATTTGGGGCAGCCATGCATTTTTCTTTGGATAATGGAACAATTCCAATCCTTACAACCAAGCGCGTTGCCTGGAAAACTTGCTTGAAAGAGCTGCTTTGGTTTATAAGGGGTGACACAAATAATGAGCACCTTCAGTCGCAAAATGTAACAATTTGGAATGACAATGCATCTCGCGAATTTCTCGACAGCAGAGGGCTGACGCAACTACGCGAAAATGATTTAGGTCCAGTATACGGACATCAGTGGCGCCATTTCAACGCGAAATACACTACTTGTGATGAAAGTTATGATGGCAAGGGTGTTGACCAGCTGGAATACATTATAAAGTGTTTGAAAGATCCGCAGCAACGCAGTTCTAGAAGAATGGTAATGTCGGCATGGAATCCATGTCAGTTGGACGAAATGGCGCTTCCCCCGTGTCACATTTTGGTGCAATTTAATGTGACTTCTGGAAATAAGCTGTCTTGCTGTATGTTTCAACGCAGCGGAGATGTAGCTTTGGGCGTTCCCTTTAATATTGCTTCATACAGTTTTTTGACGCATCTTTTAGCAAAACATTGTGACTTGGAAGCGCACGAGTTCATATATTATTTAGGCAATGCGCACATTTACGAAGAACATATGGATGGAGCAGCATTACAAACAACGCGAATCCCGTATAAGTTTTCAACCATAACCATCATGGAAAAGAGAGAAAATATTAATGACTATACATTAAATGACTTTGAAGTCCATGATTATAAACACCATGAAGTGATTAAAATGAAAATGGTGGCATAATAAGGGAAATATTTAGACAGTTTATTATTTTAATTATTTAATGATAATATAAAAATATAAAAAATATAAAAAATATAAAAAATATAAAAATATAAAAAATATAAAAAATAATTAATAATTAAATGGTTTACTGCGGAAACAATATAAAAATAAACTATTATTAAGAATTATATTAATTAAACCTATAATAATATAATTTATAAAAATGAGTAGTAACGCGGCACTATCTGCAGCAAGGCGTCGTAGGTCTAATCCGGTAGCGACCGCATCGACGACAAATATGCAGTCACATATTCCACCCGCAAATCGGATTCTTCAAAGAACGGGTCCTGGGGGTCAAATGGGTCAGCGTCCGACTCCGCCACAACTAAATCAGCGAATTCCGCCACAACAGCCACAACAGTCACAACAGTCACATCAGTCACATCAGCAGAAACAACAACAACAAATGCGCACACCATATCAACAACAAGGAAGGCCACTGATGGGTCGACCCCAATCTCCCTTACCACCTCTCCCGCCGCCGGTAAAAAATGCAGGTCCACTTTATGGAATTCCTGTTCATCCGCTCATAATGTTTAAAACGCACGACAATAAGTTAAGCGATCATGATCTTAGTATTGGTGACTGTTTGGACCAGCTGAAAGAAATGCACGATCGATTGGCGGTAATTGAAACCGTAAGGAGCGAAACGGGTGGTTCAGGAGAAGGAGAAGGAATAGGAACGGCAGCAGGAGATTTGAATGAGTTGATGAACGATGGTGTCTTTATTAATGGTATAGTAGATAATATAATGAACACAACCAATTTTGCGTCGATTATTGATAATATTATTCCTTTAAAAGAAGAAAATGAAATACTTAAACAACAAGTTAATGATTTGTTTGAAAAAATGCAACAATTAGAGGATCGTATAAGTTCAATTTGCGTTTCTAGGGAAACCACTTTGGTAGAACAGATACATAATATGGTTTCCATTGAAGTGGATGAAACGCTATGCGTAAAAAAATGCGACGATGTTGTTGCCGAAAAAAAAGAGGATAAAGAAGTTAGAAATCCCACTTCAATAGATGCTGCTTCAACAGATGCCACAATAGAAGAATGATATTTAAATACATCGCGTCAATATCAAACCAAATAATCATCTAATAATATATATATTATTTTATATATATTGTATATACTGTTAACAATTTGATAATAAAGGTAAATAAATAAAAATACATATAAAATGAATATTAATTTTGATAAAGTAAATGTTGACGAGTTACTGCAGAGTATTGAAAGTGACAAACTGCTATCAATATCAAAACTGTCGTATGATAAAATAAATACCATAAAATATAATGTGTTGACGCGCATTGGACTAGAAGATGACGACGACTTGGAATCTATACTTTTGAAATTATCTGATTATCGATATGTGGAAGAGCTTCAAGACATTCATCACGGCGCATTCATAAGATACATTCCTTTGATTGTCAAAAAAGGGGGCAAAAATAATTCTGACGAATCTAATGAACCTAATGAACCTAATGAAATCCAATTAAAACAGGGAGGATTTATTTGTGATATAAAGATTCTCGGATCCGGTGTGCAACTTCTTTGCAGAAATCATTTCAGAAAAATGTTTCAACTCAAATTGGACGAAGTGCTATTATTTCAAAAGCTTACAAAACAAGAAGAAATTATATTATCTGTATTTGACTATTTGAAAAAATAATTTATATTTATAATATATTTATATATTTATATATTATAAATATAAAAAATGAAACAAAATATTGCACTAGTGACTGGAGGGTTTTCAAGTGAATCGGTAGTTTCATATAAAAGTGCTGCAAATGTATATGAGCATATTGATCTGGAAAAATGGAATTGTCATATTATCGATATAAGCAAAAATGGATGGTTTTATAAAGATGAAAAAAATGAACAAGTCGAAGTAAACAAAAATAATTTTTCAATCATATTAAATAATCAAATAATAAAATTTGATTTAGTATTTATGTGTATACATGGAACGCCGGGTGAAGACGGAAAATTACAGGGGTATTTTGATTGTTTAAACATTCCATACACGTCATCTTCGTTTGTAAATTCTGCAATGATGTTAAATAAATACTACACGAGTACGATTGCATCACACAATGGAATTAATGTTTCAAAATCGTTAAGATTGTATAAAAACAAAGGAAACAATCATAATCATAAAGATAATATTTTGAATAAGTTGGCTTTACCTGTATTCGTTAAAGCAAATAATGGGGGCAGTAGTATAGGAGTTAGTAAAGTAATGCATGCAGACGAATTGTGTAGTGCACTAGAAATCGCATTCAAAGAAGATGACGAAGTTTTGGTTGAAGAATTTGTAGATGGAAGGGAATTTACGGTGGGAGTAATGAAATTAAAAACAGAAATATTAGTTCTTCCCATAACTGAAATTATTACTGGTAATGCTTTTTTTGATTTTAATGCCAAATATTATAACGAAAGTACGGAAGTAACACCTGCAAATATTACAAAAGAGATGTCGGATAAATTTATTAATGCATCCAAACATATTTATGAAACATTTGATTGCAAAGGCGTCATTAGAATAGATTACATTTATAGTAATATTTTAGATGCACCCGTTATGCTAGAGATAAATTCTATACCAGGACAGACAAAAAATAGTGTGATTCCTCAACAAGTATGTTCAATGGGCTGGAATTTAAAAGATTTTTATTCAATGATAATTGAGAATGCATTATGATGGTTATAATTATATAATCTAAAATAAAATAAGTAACTTGAATTAATTTATAAATTATAATTAAATTACGATTTTATTTGGAGTTTTTTTTAGATGCACTCTGCCCGGAGTATCTGTTGTCTCTACAAATTTGATTGGAATGTATTCTATCGTAACAGCATGTAACATTTTTATAGATTCTCTTGAATGCTGCTTGACAAGCATGGCGGTCCTGATAATTGCATCCTTGTCGTATTTTGTCGCGGTATTCTTTGATTTCTCAAACAAAACGCCGTGAGGACTTGAAAGCCCATTGCCGACATGAAACCATAGTGCATTTTGATTCATTCTTTTGGTTTTAGAAACAAGCTCTTGATTTTGATCCTGTGTATTACCGATGCATATAATGTATTTGTCATTGTATGTTTCAGTGTACATTCTTTGTAATGTTATAATGTTATATATATGATTATATTTATTTATTTTTTATAAATATATTCAATTTTTTATAAAAAAATTTAATTTGTTTTATTTAATTATTTTATTAACTTGTAAAAATTTATAAAATATTTTTACTTGTTGTTTTATGCAATGCATTAAATCGTTTTGATTTCGGAATAAAATATGCAGGTTTTCTGCACGTAAAACGGTGATACATTAGTTTCTTTTTTTTGAGGACGCTGTTTGCACAAACTCCGTTTGCCTTTGTTTCCTTAAATATGCTTTTTAATTTTTTAGTGCAATTACATATTTTTTTAATTAGCGCATCTTCTGCTTTTTTTTTTAAAGCCAGTAGTGAAATATTTACTGGAACATTTATTTTGTAATATTCTAGAATTTTTTTATAATCTGTATGCGTTAGTCGTATTTTTCTCTTCATTTTTTAACTATATGTTGTTATTAAATATTTATTATTTATTTAATATAGATTATTTATAAAATTAAATAATATTATTTTTATTTTAGAATACTTTAGTTGTAATTATAATATTATAATATTATTATAAACATATATTATATTATTGATATAATTTTTTAATAAATGTCAACATACTCAAGTTATAATTCGTATTTGGGTAATAAATCCTGCTGTAAAAATCAATGTTCAACGTGTACTACAGGTACTGGTCCGACGGGAGCAACGGGAGCAACGGGAGCAACGGGAGCAACGGGAGCAACGGGAGCAACGGGAGCAACGGGAGCAACGGGAGCAACGGGTGCAACGGGTGCAACAGGAGCAACGGGTGCAATCCAACCGACCCCAAATCTTCAACAGGTTTTAACTGCTGGGAACACCGGAACAGATACTAGTATTTTTTTAGTAAATAGTGTTGGACCAGTCACCAACACCATATCGTCTGCTGGAATGAGTAGTACCGACCAACTGGATTTAACTTCTACTACTGGAATGGAATTGACTTCTGGAACACAACTTAACATTACTTCTAATACTGCTGGGGTTGGAATAACGGCAGAAACCACACTCGGTCTTACTGCTAATACTGGTGCTATGTCTTTGACCTCTAATGACGGAATGACGATTACTACCTCTAATAATCCTATGACTTTTACTTGTAATAGTTCTAATATTTCTATGACTGCGAGTGATGATATTGGTTTGACCACGGCAACCGACGCTATAAGTTTAAGTGCTGGTTTGAATATTAATTTAAATGCCCTTAATGTTAATTCTTACAATTATGCTATGCCAATTTGCTTTGACCTTGTTGAAACATCAACAATATCATATAATAGTGGTTCGCAAACTATGGATTTAGTTTATACCGGGACATTTAATCTTCCTTATCAGTTTTTTAGTGATACGCCATTAGTTGCTTATACATCTACAAAGTGGAAAATTGATTTTCAAATTAACTGCTATAACTCATCTGGCGGACAAGGTGATAAAGGGTTCGCTTCTTATATTGACTTTCAAGACCAAGCGAGCGCTACTTATTCACCATTTTTATTTAACGCTACAACACCATTCGCAAGATTTTTTAATAGTTCAAATTATATTCAAACATCACCTTTCTTATTTTCTTGGGGTTGGAGCGACTATGTAGATTTTGCTGGATTAGTGGGAACTGGAAGTGGTAATTTGCCTTTATCCGTAAATCTGTATGTTGCTGGTGATAGTACTTTCAGTGGTGATTTTATATGGAAAGTTAGTTTAACGAGAACTAATAGAGTTTAAATAAAAATAAAAATAAAAAATGATAATAATGTTCATTTGCATTATTTAAATTATATCATCGCATAATCATAATAATTAATTCACTCTATCATGATAATAATATAATTGATTTTAATTATCATTAACGTAAATAACTTATCATAAATAAAACTATAAAAAATGTATAAAATATTTTCTTTGCATAAGATATACAATACAATACAATATTAAAATGTCGTTTTCGACACAGCTTATAAATAATAATAATAATATAACAAATAATAATAATAATAATATTAATATAGGAGGAAATATAGCAATGGGGAAATATGTAGTATTTGATGTGGATGAGACGCTGGGATATTTCTCGCAGCTCGGCGCATTTATGGATGCGCTTTCCTTTTATTACAAGGACTTTTCACGATCGCATTTCGAGAGATTTAATGAAATTCTGGATTTGTATCCTGAATTTATTAGAACAAATATCATTGATATTTTAAAATATATTAATAATAAAAAGAGTCAAGGGACATGCAGCGGCATATTTATTTATACAAATAATCAGGGTCCGCGTACGTGGGTGCAGCATATTGCGAAATATTTCGAATACAAAGTCGGGCAAGGACAACTATTCGAAAAAATAATTGCAGCATATAAAGTGAACGGAAAGGTTGTTGAACAAGGGCGAACAAGCCAGAATAAAACGTATGCCGATTTATTGCGAATTACGGGAATCTCTCCACAAGCGGAAGTTTGTTTTGTCGACGACCTGAATCATCCCGATATGCGTCACTCGAATGTTTTATATTTAAATGTGAAACCGTATGTGAAAACGCTATCCGTTAATGAAATGATTCGGCGTTATTTGGATAGTGGCGTTATCCCTTCTCATAATATAAAACGGTTTACGGATACTATGAACGAGAGATTAGGAAATATAAATAATAAAAATAATAATAATAATCCTGTTGAAAATATAAATTTACACGAATCCAACTATATTTCATTGAATACGCCGTCGCCAGATAATGTTTCAAAGGAAAATAAAGATACGAATGAAAAACTTTTCAATTACATTAAATTATTTTTAAAAAATAAACAATATAGTAAAAAGGGTATGAAGAATAATAGTCGTAACGATTCTCGAACTCGTCGTCATTATCGCGCCAAACATCATTTGAATGTAGGTATTAAAACAAGAAAATATAAAAAAAGTAATCGAAATTCGGATTCAAACCTCCATGATAGGAAAAAAACACGGAGAGTTGGGAGATTTATGCGCATCTAATTTATTTATTTACAATAATAATTAAATAAATATTTTGTATTAAATGTAATATTATTTAAATATATACTAGATACATACATAGTGAATTTATGCAAGATAAACGAGTCCCTCTTCTTCCCATCCCTAATAAAATAAACGAAAGTGAATTATTTACCAAATACAAATCATCTTATAAATCTGCATTTTTAGATATATCATTGTATACATTTTTATTTTCTTCATCATTTTATTTATTATGGTTGTTTAGAAGTACTTGGTTAAATGTGCTTACTATACCATTTATGGCTTTAATGAATGTCAAAACATTCATAATATTCCACGACTGCGGGCATGGTTCATACAGTCCAAATAAAACATTAAACTATATTATTGGGTCATTGTTGGGAGTATTTGTATTTACTCCGTTTTGTTGGAATTATCATCATTACAATCATCATTTAACAAATGGAAATATAAACAATAAATTAAACCATAAACATAACGAGACGATACTTCACAGTTTAATTGAATACAAAAAAATGAATTGGGTGATGCGTTTTATTTATAAGATTGTTAGAATGCCTTGTATTTATTATATGTTTGTTCAAATTGTATATTTTGGAATAATACAGAGAATGGAAGTATTAGTACATAAAGTAAATAAACGACACCCATTTAACCAATCGATTCAAAATATTTTATTTGATACACTATTTTCTAATTTAAGTTTACTATTACTTGTTTATTATTTATTAAAATTTGAAATGCTGGGTATTTATTTAATCAGTATGTATGGTTTTGCACTTATTGCAATGACCATTTTCCATTGTCAACATACATTTAATCCCCCGTATGTAGTACATAATGAAGATTGGAATGCAAAAAATAGTGGATTATTGGGGAGCTCTTTTATTCAAATACCTAAATATTTAAAATATTTTTTTAGCGGAATTGAATATCACCATATTCATCATATAAATTCAAAAATACCAGGATATAATTTACAAAAGTATCATGAAGAAGTTGTATCGAAAAGCAAGGTGTTTGATAATATTGTGAAATTGTCTATGACTGACTGTTATAATAATTTATGGTTGGTTTTGTATGATGAAACTAAAAAAAAATATATTACATGTAATGAGGCAGATGAAGAAATAAATAGAATAAAAAATAATTAGAATATTCAAACATATTATAAAACGCCAATTCATATATAAAGGTTGGCTTTTTATAAATCAAATTTAGACATGTGATATTATTCTAGGCACGTATTGATGCAGCGTTTCAATCGATGAAAACGGAATAGCTTGTGGTACTAGTCAATTTTCCTCATCTTCATCGTACAATGGATGACGACAAAGTGGGCATGTGGGCACGTCATGGCCTTGATCCCGGCACCGTTTGCACCATTTGAGTAAACACGATATACAATATAGGTGTTCGCATATTGTGTATGCTTGATTTCGTCCCGATAATATTTTGTCTCCACAAATACCACATTCGCCAATATTTGCGCTTGTCACTCCGTAAAAACTGTGTGCGCTAATAATAGAACCCATTTATAAAAAGATGGGATCAATTGTTGAAATGATATTTATATAAAAAGTATTCAATTTATTTTTATATAAAAAAATATTTTTTTATGTTTTTTTATGTTTTTTTTATATTTTTTATGTTTTTTTTTATTCACAAATGTTGAAACACAGTCGAGTGAGTTAGTTTACTTGGTTAGGTGAACATTTTGGTAACACCGCTGGTCACTTTTCCAACAAGGTCTCCATTCTGAGAGTAAATGTCCCCATTTGGTGCAAGACCGTACGTTTCTCCTTCATACTCGTACTCCTCGCATTCTAATTCCTCCTCTTCTTCTTCCTGAACAATTTCTTCTTTCTTCTCGACTGCTTTCACTTCTTCATTCTTCTTCTCGACCTTGTCCTTCTTCTCGACCTTGTCCTTCTTCTCGACATTGTTCTTCTTCTCGACCTTGTCCTTCTTCTCGACCTTGTCCTTCTTCTCGACCTTGTCCTTCTTCTCGACCTTGTCCTTCTTCTCGACCTTGTCCTTCTTCTCGACCTTGTCCTTCTTCTTCTTCTCGACTTTTTCAACAGTAGCTACCACGGGATCAACGATAGCAGCGGCAGCGGGGGCAACGGCGGGGGCAACAGCAATAACGACGTCTGCTTGAGATTCGGTTTGTTCCTTCTCCTCTTCATCGCCAAAGTTGTCAAAGTTGATGAAACCGTCATCTTCGTCTACATCATCTGCAATTGCATCAAAGTTGATGTTTGCTGCAACACCCGTTTGTTCACTTGTCTCACTGTCAGCATCTTCAACAGAAGAAGTCGCAGTAGTAGCCAATGGAGTGTAAAGATCGGGGCCGAATGACAGTCGCTTCTTCTTTTCAGCCGTCGCTTGAACAATGAGTTGCTGCATATCAGATTCAGCAACATTCTTTTGAGTGTTTGACTTCGTAGGACGTCCGCGCTTCTTCTTTTCAGCTTGTTGAGCATTGTCATCGATTAGAGAAGCAGATTCGGTGGATTCGGCGGTGGCGGATTCGGGAATTGTTTTCTGAGGAGTGTCGGTTGTGATAATGTTTGCAGTTTTCTTCACTTTTTTGATTTGTTGTTTGGGTTTCTTTTCAACTTCTGAAGTGCTTTCAATTGCTCCTGCTCCTGCTCCTGCTGCTGCTGCTGCTTGTTGTCCTTCTGTAGTAGTGTTCTTTGAAGGGCGTCCGCGCTTCTTTTCGGCTTTTTCGAGCATCCAGTCGGGGATTTGAAATCCGCGCTTTTCGGCAGATGCAAGTGCTTGTTCTTTGGTGATGTTCATTTTTTCAAGTGCGTCAACATAGTGTGTTTCCTTCTTACCTGTCTTCGCATTCACGTACTTACCAACTCCGGCCTCGATGCGCTCCTCCATTGTTCCAACGGAATGATTGCCTTGTTCGTCACACTTCTTCACACAGTCGCTGCAAAATCTGCAATCATGGTTGTCAATTTGAAACACGCGGGATTGGGGATCGCACGTCTTTCCACACTGAATGAAAAGTCCGTATTGCGCCTTCAACCCGACACATGTGATAAAGTCAACCGAACCAGTCCATGGCATCGGAATTTTGTCTTTTTCTTTTTCTTCGGCAACAAACACAACAGCTGCGGCTCCGTCGCTGATTTTTGCTTCTGTTGTTACTTTTGTTTCTTTTTTGGTGGGTTTTGATTTCGGTTTGGGTTGAACCTCTTCAGAACGTGACTGGGCCAGTTGTTGTTTGAGAGTTTCGATCAATTCTTCGAGACCTTTAATCTTTTGCACGATTTTGTCAGCTGACATTGCTCGACGAGCGGGGGAAGCGGTAGCGGACATTGATGATACGAATGACTTGGAAACTAAAAAAAAAATAAATAAAAAAAGAAAATTCAATTTATAAAAATAATATAAAGAAAAGGATATTATTTTTGGTAAAAGTATAAAGAAATGGATAAAATCATGTTTTAATAATTCATATTCCATGCGTATGTAAACTGAATACCATTTGATGTATAATTTGTATATGTTACGTTATAATCATTTGTTAATCCATTTACATTGACGAATCCAAAATTATTAACTCCTCCGCTGAATGAGTTCATAAATCGGAATGGATTATCGGAGCTAGTTGGATTACGCGGTAAACTGGTGACAGATGAGTTTCGAATTTCTCTTACTATAATATTATTTAGTGTATCTAATTTAAATTCTGTAAAATCGGAAAAATGACTATCGCCTACAGTAAAACAAACATTTCTGAATTTAAAAGTTAAAATGAGATCAAAAATTTGTTGTCTTTCTTTTAAACAATTCATAAACGTATTATCACCTTGTGAACCAAACATACTTTTACCGACAATGATAAAGATTAAAGAATTAGCACCACCAAAAGTAAAAATATTAGAAAAAACATTTTTTAAATAAAGTAGTTGTTTATCGCCCAAAATAGTAGAATATGTGTCACCCGAGTTTGTTGATGCAACATTTAATGTTCTTGCAGATATAGGATCTAATGTAATGAAATTAATATCTTTAATGGTAAAAAATGTAGCCCTAAAATCATTATTTGGGTCATGTACGTGTTCACCAATGGGGAAATTATCATCAAGTTTTTTTGTAAGTAATTTAATATTACTATTATCAGCCATTCCGTCATTTGCCGAAAAATCGTGGTCATCGTTTGAACAAATCCACGTATAATCAGACCATAAAGATTGACCTTCTTCTAAATTAATTAATTCATCATATATATTTTGTATTCCATAAGATGAGATTGTTTGTTGAGTTTCTGGGTATACTATATCTCCTGACGATATTACCATTAAAGGTTTAATTTCTTTACAAGTATCGTTAAATTGTTGAAGTGTTTTTTTATCTGTTTTGGTTAGAGTTGTTGCAGTCCGCACATTAAGTGCCCAACACGAAGAAACTGCAAAATTAATATTAGTAACAACCTTAGAATAACATGTTTTTAAACTAAAGTCACTGTATTTTAATAAAGTTATTTTTTTTTCAAAAATTTTTTTTTTGGATTTATTATTAACTACGATCGATAATGTTGCTTCGGTTGGATTGGCGCCATATTCACTAATAAATAAAGGTCCAAATACAATTTTATGTAATCCATCCATGGTTGTGTGGATGGTATTCATTTTTTTGATATAAATTTTATTATTTAAAGAATATTTTAACTTGGGTGTTATAAAAATTTGTTTAGAGAATTTAAAAACGAACCCAATACTGTATACATCGAAAAGATAACGCACAGGTTCTCTAGAGATGTATTTTTTAATATAGAATGTTGTCATTCAAGAAGCTTAAAATAATAATATTATATAATACTTAAATAAAAAAATAAATAAAAAATAAAGAAAAAAGAAATAAGATTCCAAGGGGTCATAGAGGAAAGGATGTCCCCAAACCGTATGAATATAGGTGAAGTGAGAAGTGAGTAAAAAGAATATGAAGTAAAGAAGATGTGTATGAAGTATGAAGATGAAGATGAATGAAGATGAGAATTGTTTAAAGAGTAACTTAATGT